TCTTGATGGATTGATTGATGTAGACTTCGCAGACTTGACTCAAGTTGCTAACACTTCAATCACGTTTGATGCAGAGTTCGATTATGGAACTGCATACAATCCAATAAAATTGAAGGGACTTGTGACTTCAGACTTTGCAGTATTTGATAATACTGGACAAGCATCTTTGTCGGTTACTGCAACTGAGAACGTTCCACTTGAGGGTAACTACACTCTGGCTGGATCGTTTGTGACTGGAAGTTCATACACTGCATCTATCAATAAGGATGGATACAATGGTAAGGTGACTTTCACTGCATCATAGAACTTTGTTTGATGGTTAATTGATAGGGAGTGGTTTCGGCCACTCCTATATCAACAAAAGGATTGAAATGGGATTTGATATCATGCAGACAATACTCGGCCAGAAGTTAAACCTTGTTAGTATAGGTTTATCGAGCAAGGTCATATGGTTATCTGTAATGAGAAAACAAACATTGAAAACATTCATCCTTGACATGATCAAGCAAGATCAATTGTTTGATAAAGGAGTTGACGAGGATGGAGATGTAATCGGAACGTATTCAGAGTTTACAGAGAAGATCAGTCCAGAGAAGGTGGCTGGTACTCATTACACTCTCAAAGACACTGGAGCATTCTTTGATTCTTTTTACATCGATGTCTTTCCGACATACTTTGAGATCAATGCAAACCCAATCAAAACAAATCAAGATGGAGACACAGAAAATCTATTCTACAAATATGGTGAAGGTATTATGGGACTCACTAATGAGTCGATGGAAAAACTCTCAAGAGAAATCCTCAGACTCTATCAAATCGAAGTCAGAAGATTCCTCAAGATTTGAGGGATACTACACGAGTATCGATGTGCTACCATTACACAACTGGATCAAGTGTTCAGAAGGTGAACTGATATATTGCCGAATAGATAGCCAGGTGGGATCTGAAAAAAACGATCATCAAGTTTGGGATGTCATATACGATGACTACCTCAAAAAGAATGGACTCAACAAGATGTATGAAAAAATGTTGAAGACCATGATCAAGAAAGCAAAAGCCGAGCTCGAATTTTGTATCACTGGAGACAGATTCAAATTGACAGAGGCCGAGATGCAAGAAACAAAACTGGAAACCATGTTGTCAAACAAGGGATCTGGAATGACGATAAGTCAAACACTGATTCACCTCAGTAAATGGATCGGCCACTGGCTCAATCCTAAAAACATTACTACTCAAGAATACTTTGACCTCTTGAGTGAATTTGAGAAACATAACAAACCGAATAACAATGGCCAAGAAAATAAGTAGCAGAGACATATTCTCACAAGAGGATATCTTCAAAGGCATCAGAGATAGTGCAAAGCAAACCATCAAGATGATGAATGATCTTCAGAAGGAGGTCACAGAAACTGCTAACGCATTGAAAAAGTCTATTGGTGGTGCAAAGTTTGACTCTGCAAAAGCCATCAAGAATGTTGTTGATGTAACTCAAAAAGCCAACAAACTAAAAAAAGAATCGATCCAGATTGACAAACTCAAGAAGGATGCAATGATCAAGGAGGCGAAGGCACTCCAAGAGATTGAAAAAATAGAACAACAGAAACTCAAGACTCAGTCTCAGAAGATGCGTAATGACAAGCAAGAGAGACAAGAGAAGGAGAGAATAGCAAAAGCCAATGCAAGAGCAGTGAAGACTGCTAACGATGAAGCAAACGCATACAAGAAACTCGCAAAGAATACCAGAGATCTCAAGAATGAATCCAAGAGACTCGGTGCAGAGATGTTGCTACTTGAACAATCTGGAAAGAAAAACACAAAGGCATACAGAGATCTAAGTAATCAATATAGAAGAGTAACCACATCGGCAAAACAAGGAGACAAGGCACTTAAGAAACTTGACAAGTCTGTTGGTGACAACTTCAGAAATGTAGGTAACTACAAAGATGCGATCAGAGGATTGGTCGGTGTACTTGGTACTCTTGGTGCTGGTGTAGGACTTGGTCAAATCTTTAGGAATGTGACTGGAGTCATGATGGACTTCGATCAAGCACAAGCCGATCTGACTGCAATATCTGGAAAGACAAAGGATGAACTTGCTGGACTTACGCAACAAGCAAAGGATCTCGGTGCAACAACTCAGTTCACTGCAACTCAGATCACAGAGATGCAAATTGAACTGGCGAAATTAGGTTTCACTACTGATGAGATCACTGCATCTACTGAGGCAGTATCAAAGTTTGCATCGGCAACTGGATCAGACATGGCCTCTGCCTCGAAAGTCGCTGGAGCAACATTGAGAGCATTCCAATTAGATGCATCTGAGATGGAGAGAGTGGTTTCTACATTGGGAGTGGCCACAACAAAGTCTGCACTTTCATTCAGTACATTTGAGAGTTCAATGTCTACCATTGCACCAGTGGCCTCCACTTTTGGATTCAGTGTTGAGGATACAACGGCACTACTCGGACAACTTGCAGACTCTGGTTTTGATGCCTCATCATCTGCAACTGCAACCAGAAACATTCTTTTGAATCTTGCAGATGCGAATGGTGATCTTGCACAAGCATTAGGAAAGCCAGTCACAAATCTTGAGGAACTTGCAGAAGGACTTCAAGAATTAGATTCAAGAGGGATTGATCTTGCCGAAACATTAGAATTGACAGACAAGAGATCGGTGGCCGCTTTTAATACATTCATCAAGGGATCTGGTGATCTTGTAGCATTCAGAGACTCAATCACAAATGTCAATCAAGAACTCACTGACATGGCCGAGAAAAAACTTGATTCAGTTCGTGGTCAAGTCACTCTTCTGGGATCTGCTTGGGAAGGTTTTATTCTCGGTGTGAACGATGCTACTGGATCAAGTGAAGGTCTAAAGAATGCAATCGGATTTTTGGCCAGAAACCTAAGTGAAATAATGAAGGTAATCGGTAAACTGATCAGAGGTTTTGTTTTGTACAAATCCACAATGATAGGTTTAAAAGCAATCAATTTTTTAGTTACTGGCGGTTTCAAAGATATGCTTTCAACAATGGCCAAACAAATCCCATTGACAAAAGCGTACACCTTAGAACAAAAAAGATTAGCCACTGCAACGAATCAATCTGCAAAAGCAGTCAAAGGATTTGGAGGTGCATTTGCAAGTCTTGGTATCTTTCTCATAATAACCTTAGTAACCGAATTAGCCACTGCATGGTATGATGTGGCCAGTGGGGCAAAGGAGGCTCGTGAAGAGGAGTTGAAACTTGAAAAACAAAGGAAGGCGATTGAAGAAGGAAAGAAAAAGGAAAGAGATAATATCTCAGTCAGAGACAAAGAAATACTTGATAAGAAAGAGGAAGAATTTGCACTAATTGAGAAAGAGTTGAGAGCAAACAAGGTAAATGCAAAAACTCAAAAACAATTACAAGCGTTAGAGATTGAAGCACTACAAAAAAAGCAAGAAGTAATTCAAAAAATCATTGACACTGAGACTGGATATTTACCAGAATATGAGGAGAAGGTTAAACTTGCACAAGATGAATTAAATAGACAGAGAAGAATGGGCGAGGACACAACCAAGTTCATTGTCAGACTTGACCAAGTCACTCAGATCAGAGATAGTCTATTAAAGAATATAAAAGAGTATCAAGATGTTTATGACAACTTAAGTATCACCGAAAAAGAAGAGGTAAAAAGAAACAAAAAGGAAGGCAGTAAAAAGGTAAAAACAACAAAGGAACTAAACACCGAGCTCAAGAAAACAAACGAGTTTATTTCTGAGCAGATGAAACTATTGCAACAACTCCAGAAAATAGAACAAGAGAGAGAATTGTTAAAACAACAGAAGGACATTGACAAAGAGTTTGATCAACAGATCAAGAACATTGAAGAGACTGGAAAGTTTGATGCAACACAACTGAACAAATTGATTGATGAGAAAGTAGCAACAGAAACCAGATACATCGAGCAAAGATCAGAGCAATCCAAACAAGCACTGAGGGATCAGTACGAGTTTGAACGCAAAGCCAGACTTCAAGCATTAGAAGACGAGAGAGATGCATTGCTAAAGAAGGCCACTGGAAACACTGAAGCACAAAAGAAGATTCGTGAAAGTTACGATGATAGATTGACAGAATTAAAAAATCAAGAACTTGACAGACAATCCGATCTCGATCTCAAACTTGAGGTCATGGAAGAGCAAAAGGTCAACAACATTCTTAAGATCCAAGAGGATGGATACAAGTCATCTGAGGAGTTTGCAGAGCAGTTCACCGACAAGTTGGAAGAGTTTGATCAGAAGCAGATAGAACAAACTAAAAAGACTCAAGAAACAATCAAAGAGATTGTCAAAGGATCGGCAGACTTTTTTGTCCAGCAATCACAAAGGAAGATTGAACAAATCAATAAAGAGATTAACAAAGCACAAGAGCAATTCGATTAC